CATTAACAGTCTAAGTTCTTTTCTTACAGAATTTTTAGGATTTCTTTCTAAAGAAGTTTGTGAATAATTTTCATCTCTTTCACTATTTGTTTCTTCAAAGTCTGTTACACTATCTTCTGAAGATTCTTCTTCCATGTCTGCTATTTTAGCAGTATCATCTGCTTCCTCTACTGTTGTTGTAGTAGTACCATCTTCATTAGTTACAGTATTAACTTTAATATTAGCAAACTTATATAGTTTATTTAATCCTACTTCAGCAATAGTATCAAAATTATCTTTAACTAATTTAAGTTTTTCTTTAGCTACTTGAATTTTCTTAAGATTAAGTTGAACTACATTATCATCAGGTTTACCAATAGCATTTAATTTTTCTGCAACATTATCAAGAGTAGCTTCATAAGTATTAAACATCTTAATAAGCTCTTCTTTCATTTGCTGTTTTAACTCTGATTCACTTGTTATTGATTTCCCATTAACATTAAAATCTTTAGCAGCAGTATTAAATACATGATTTACAAAATAGTTAAAATGATTATTAGCTAAACCATCAATCTTCATTAACTCTTTGGTAATTTCTTTTCTACCTTCTTCACTTATTTCTTTAGGCTCAAATGATGTGTCATCATCTAACTTAACACCATACTGGTTTAAGAATCCTAGTAGTGCATCAGCTTGTTTCATTACAGTATTATAAGCTTCTACTGCATCTTGACTACTTTGAGTTGCTTTATAATTACTAAATGATGCTTCTACTAATCTTTTAAATTCTTGTTCGGTATAAGCTTTACCATTATAGGTGATAGTACAAATCATGTTGATGTTTATTTACAATCTTTAGTAATTGTTTTGTTGTCTATAAGTTTCTGAATAGCTTCATCTACATTTGAAGACTCTGCAAATATATTAAAAAATTCTTCAAATCCTTCTAAAGGTGTTTGTGTTTCTTCAGTTTTTTGTTGACTTTCTAATGCTGCAATTTGTGCATCATATCTTTCATTGATTGTTTTTTCTTTTGCTTCTTTTATTTTTTGAGATTCTTTATCAGTATAATCATCTTTTACAAGTTCTGTTTTTATAATACCTTTTGCATCTAATTCAAAATCAAATTTTAAATAATCTTGAATTGATTCATTTGATAAATTATTATATCTTTTAGCTTTGGTATCTTTTGTAGCTATTTGTATACTACCATCTTTAAAAGTTATTACTTGTAATTCTACTAATAAATTATCTCCAGTATCAACTATTATTTTTTCATTTTTAATTGGTGTAATTTTATCTATTTCTTCTTGTTGTTTTCTTTTTAATTCAGCTATTGCTTCTACATTAGATTCTTGAGATGTAGGAGTTTGTACTGGTTTTTGTTCAAGTTTCTTTTTAAGATTATCATCTAATTGTTTAGCAAATTCAGTAGACTCATTAGTATTCTCAGATAATAATCTTTTAGCATCTTCTACTTTTTCTTCTATAGTACTTCCTATAAATTCCCAACCTGCTTCTTCAAAAAGAGGTATTTGTTTTTGTAACTGCTCATCTGTATATGTACTGGCAACAAGATTATTGAGTTGTTTATTCTCTTCTTTAGTTTCTGTTTTAGGACTACTGTATTCAGCACTATTTCTATTAGGTGGAGCAACAGCTTTAAATTCAATATTAGGTTGGAACCTTGTAATGAAATGAGGTTTATCAGCAGTACCTGCATTTTCTAATCTAATATCTGTTTGAGCATCCTTCATTGAGTACTCAAAGTAATTATAATTTGATGACTCTTCAATAGAACCATCTTCATTTATTAATCCCATTTTAAACTCAGAAGAGTTTATGTCAGGATTATTAAAATTATTTTTTACATTTAAGTATTGTTCAGATAAAAATTGTCTTAGTTCAGTTTCATATTTTTTTAAATCATTTTCATTCTCAATTGTAAATTCCTTTCCACCCTTAACTCCAAATCTTAATTTTGTACCTTCATCATTAATGTGGATGTATGATTTATTATTTGCTAAGCTAGTTGGATTTTGTGTTCTTACAAATTTATTTGTGTATTGAAAAAACATGTTACTACCTGAAAATCCAAGTTTTTTTAGGTTAGTAATTAAATTATTTTTGTTGGCTCCACCTGTTAAACTTACTGAAAACAAGTTCATTAATGAGTCAACTAATTCTTCACTTACTTTTGGAAAATCAGTAGTTAATATTTTATGACTATCTGCATCCCATTGTCTTACATCAATAGTATGACCATATTTTAATTGCTCTAATAACTCAGGAGTAAATTGATTATCGTCAATCTTAAACTGTTTTTTAAATTCATCAAATGGAATTATAAAAGATTTATTTCCATTACTCACATACATATGAGTAATTTGTTTATTACTTACAATTGCTCTAGCAAGAACAGCATTCTTATTTATACTTCTAATTCTTTTCTTTTCATTGTTAGGGAATTTTTCAATCATCCCTCCTGTCTTAGCTGTTATTTCAATCTTAGGAGTTCCACCTTTTTTATTAGTATCAATTATATATTTTCTTAAAGCTCTAAGGTCTGCAAGTTGTTTTTTCTTATCTTCTGCATTAAGCTTATCATTGGTTTCTATTTTACTTACATCATGAATATAGGAAACTGCATCTCCTTCATTATCAATAATAGTAAGAGGTACAGCATCATAGTATGCTTGAGATTTTAAAAAATCATTTCCTTTTTCTTTTACATTCTTAACTACCCAATCTTTAAAAGAAATTAATGCAGCTTTACCATCAGGAGTAACTTTAACCTTACCATTAGCATCTCTATCTTTAATAAGAATATCTGCATTATTAGCAGCTACTTGTACATTAAGTTGAGTGCCTGGATTAAACTTATCTCTTCTTAATAACTTTTTAAATTTCAAAAAGTTATCAACATCTTCTTCTTCATATTCTTCAAGTATAGTTGATAAACTTCCATCTTCATTTTCTATAGTTTTAAAATTACCACCCTTATTAGTAGAGTTATAACCAAATCTAAATATAGTATCACCAAGTGAAAATACTTCAGTAGCCATTTCACCTGATGCAGTTTCAACAGGAGTTTTAGAACTGTTAATTTCTTTGTTTAAATTATCAGCTTGTTTTTGAGCCTGTTGTTCCATCAGGTTTTGTTCTTCAGCAAACTGCAATAAAGAACTTGCCATCTCTTTTCTACTTCTGAATACCTTATCAAATACAGCTTGATAATTATCAATAGGCATTCCATTTAATTCCCAACCAAGAATCAATGTGTTGAATAATCCTCTTACTTGGTCTTTGTTAGAATTAACAATATAATCTCTGATAAACTTTTCAAATGATGGTTCAGAACCAAGTTCATCTTCAAGTGCTACTAAGTAATCACCTACTTCTTGTTTAATTCTAGCTCTTGCTTCAGGACTTAATTTGCTATTTACTTCTTTAGGGTCATAACTAATTGATTCTTTTTCTACTGCAGCATCACTACTTTCTTTAGGGTCATTACTTACAGGTATTTGAAACTTATATCTATTTGGTATAGTTTTATTTTTAGTAATATCTAATCCTGAATTATTATTAGCTTGTAGTCTTTGAATTAACTCTAATTGTTTTTTACCTTCTTCATTTAACTCATCACTCTGTTCATCAACTTCAAGGTCTATAGTTAATTGGTCATTACCAGAATTTTCTATTTGTTGTTTGATATCATTAACAAAGTTAATTAACTCAACATCAGTATTATTATCAACAGATTGTTGATTTAATTTATATTCATTTATTATTTGTTGAGCTATTGACTTTTTAACATTACCAAGTAATCCTGCTACAAGATTTTGATTAGGGTTTTCTTTAGCAAGTTCCTTTTCTAATAATGCTTTTTTATCATCACTAATTTTAAGATTATTATTTTTAAGAACTGTATCAATATCAGATTCAGTTTTTACTTCAGGAGTTATTTCAGATTCCTCATTAAGTATACCACTAATGTTATTTGCAATCTTAGACTTTTCATCAGTTACAGTTCCTTCTTCACCAACTACTTGTTCTTGAATATCCTCTGTAATAGGTTCACCACTTGCTTGTTGTTTTTCATAATCAGCTCTTTTATTTTCTACCTTAATAGAGTTAGAGTTTTTAAATCTTTCTTCATCAGCAGTTAAAGGTTTATTCTGTGCAAGTTTTCTTGCAACTAATTCTATCTTAGTTTCTTTAGGGAGATTAGTAAAGGGTATTTCTTTTACAGAATTTTCATCTGCTTTTTTAGTTTCTTCCTCTATATCTTTATTACTCTTTAATCCTTCTTCTAATTGTGCTTTTTCTGCTAACTCTTTTGTAACTTTTTCTTTATTGTTTTTATTTACAAAAAATTGCTTTCTAAAATTTTCAAAAGAATCCTTAGTCATTTTATTTTTATAATGATTAAGAATTTTTGAATCTATTTCCTGCATATACTTATCAGTACCTAATAATTCTTCTAAGTTACCTTTCATAGATTCATATTCTTGAAGTACCATATTTTGATACTTCAAGTTTTTCTGTAAACCTTTGTCAGTCATCTTAGCATAAGTTTCATTATGCTGTGCTATTCTTATTTCTGTTGCTTCAAGTTCTTCTTGTAAGTCTAAAAGTTCTTGATAAGGTTTTACACTTTCTTTAATTTGCTGTATTTGTTTATCTGCATTTCTACCAGGAGTAGCACTTACATATCCTTTATTTGTAAGTTCTAATTCAAGTTCACCTCTTTCAGTTTTTTCACTTGGAAATACTAACTCACCTGTTTCTTCATTTACAGTAGGTTCTCCTACACCTACTGTGTAGTCATAACCTAAATCAAGTTTACCTGCTTGTCTTAAAAGTGCAACTTCTAATTGAGCTTCATTTCTTTTTTCAGCAATCTTATTTTTTATTTCTTGTGCTAACTTAGCATCTTGTTTTTGATTAGCTCTATTTTTAAATACACTTCTACCATTCTCATATTTTAATGAATCATTAAAATCATTTTCCATAGCAATAATTTCTTGTACTGCTACTGCTGCAGCTTGTCTTACTTCAGGTTTTAATGTTGTATCATCAGCTATTTTTTGCCAATTTTGAATAAGATTTTGAGTAGTGCCTGATTGATAAGCATCATAAGCTTGAACTGCAAGTATTTGTTTACTTTTTTGTTTAGCTTCTTCAGTTTTACCTTGAGATTCAAGTGCATTTATTTCTCCTAAAATTTTATTTAACTCTTGTGCACTTCTTACAGGAGCAGTAAGTTGTTCTACTATATCAGGCATCCCAACAGATGCACCTATTTCATTTTGTTTTTTAATTACTTCTTGTTGTTTATTATAAGCTTCTTTATGGTCTTTAGCACCAAAAGCTTCTATTCCTATTTTCATTCCTCCACCAACTCCAAATCCTATTAATCCCCCTACAATACTATCCCAAGAAGATAATTTTTTCCATGCATCAGATACAGTATATTCTCTACCCTCACCAGCAGCCATACCCATATCCTCAGCTATATTTTCAACTCCCCATTCTTCTACAAATTCTTGACCACCTTCAACTAATGTGCCTTTAACACTATATGGAGATTTAGAAATTATATTTCTTGAAGTTCTTGGAAGTCCACTAAAAACTCTTGTAAATGCAGATGACATTGAAAGGTTTAAAAGGAATGCAGGGGCCATTGCTTGAATACTTACTTCAGCACCTTTACTTGCACTTTTAGTTGCAGATTGATGTAAGTCAGGATTTTCATCAGCAAATTTTTGAAGATATTCTTTTTTTGCTTTTAATCCCATTGCTATTGCATCTTCATCACTTTCACCATTTTTAAGTGCATCTTGAATTGCTTTTTCATAAGTTGCATTCATTGCAGTTTCTAACTGAGGAGATAAATCAAAAAGTTTCTTTTGATATGTTTCATTATACACTCCTTGTGCAATAGAAAACCCTGTAGTTTGAGTCATTAAAAATGCTCCACCTATTACATCTAATGCTTTTTTTGTTCCACCTAAATTACTATTTGCAAATGCTGTAGCTCTTACAGCTTGTTGAGCAGCAGTTAATCCTTTTAATCCACCACGAAAAGCTGATATTGATTGTGAAACTTTAAATGCAGAACCAGGACCTATTATATTTCCTACAATACTACCAGCTATTTGAGGAGCATAATTAGCAACTGTATTTATTAAATTTGATTTAGTTTTAACAGTATGATATACTCTATCTAACTCTCTTATTTCAGAAGCTCTTCTTGTAAGCCAGTTACCAAACATGTGTTCACCATCTCCAAATATAGTATGATTATCTAAAAACTTAAAAGGACTATTTAACCAATCTGCTGTTTTATTCCAATCTTCTGCATCTTTTTTAACTTGCATTGTATTCCACATGTTTCCTTGTATATCACGATTAGCATCAAGGCCTCTATAGTCAACATCTGAATATTCACCACTTAAACTTGGTATTCTCCAATCAGCAGGGTCCATTAATGTTCCTAAATATTCTTCTAATGCAGCAGCAGTATGTGTAAGAAATGAACCTGTCATTTTATACAAAGTATTTCCTAATCCATCATATTCATTTTCTATTGATTCTTTTCTTAAATTTTCATAAGTTTTTTCAAATTGTTCTTCAAGTGCTTGTTGTGACCAAGAACTTCCAACTAAAACTTTAGGAGTTGAAATAGCAGAACTAATGTCAGGACTCTTTGAATATTTATTTATTGCAGCTTGAACATCAATTACTTCTCCATTAATTGTTGCTGTTTTTGGTTGATTAACAGGAGTAACATTTACAGGTTTAGTATTTTGATTTACAACTTTATCATCTTCATTTGCCATAATTAAATATATATTTACTTTTTATATAATGTTTCAAATAACCCAAGTGCTTCATTTGCAGTTTCAAATTTTCCTATTTCGTTTTTATTATCATCATAAAATACGTATATACCTTTATTATTATTTGCATTAGGATAATAAGAAATAAATTTATTATATTGATATTCAAATTTTGGACTTTTAACTGAACTTGCTTTTCTTGTAGCTTCTTGTGTAAAAGCCATCATTTCTGTTTGAGGTTCAACTTTTTTTAATGTCGATGATACTGTACTACTTTTTAATTGATTTGTATACAAATCAAAACTTACAGATTCTCTCTTTCCTGTTAACGGGTTTATTTGACTACCATTAATTGTAACTGCAACAGCATTTTTACCTACTTTATCAAGATTTTCTAAAGCTAATCTATAATTTCCTACATTACCGTTAAATACTACTTTACCATCAGCTTTAGTTTTAACTTCAAATTGATTAGTTACTGAATTATAGTCATAATCATATTTATCTGTTTCTGTAAAATAGCTACCAAGTGTAGTTCCTTTAAGTCCAACCATTCCTGTACCCTTACTATTTCTTACAAAAGTTCCAGTAGCAGTTGAACCACCAAATAAAGAAAATATACTTTCTTTACCTAAATCTCCTAATGCTTTTTGTACTGCTATTGCATCTTCATTGCTTGCTCCAAAATCTTTTAATTTTTCTCCAGCAGTTTGATAAGTTCCAAATGATATTTTATTAACATTATTTGGGTCATCAACATTTAAATTAACATATTTATTTATAATTGCATCTTTATCTTTTTGTAATTTTTTTATTTTATCAGTTACTTCAAATAATTTTTTTCCAGTAGGACTATCTATCATTCCAAGACGAGGTTGTTTAGTTACAGGGTCATAGTAGTTAGTTTCTAATCTTTGTTTTTCTGCTATTAATTTTGTTAAATCATTATCAATAGCAGTTTGTTGTTGTATGTCATAATAATTTAAATTATCTTTAGCTTGCTCTCTCATTAAGTTTAAAGCATTTTGTTTATTTCTTAAATTTGTATTAGTAGATTCCCACTCTCGTTTAAAATCATCTACAGATGTCAAATTAGGGTCACCATTAAATCCTTGACTAGCCATAAATTTTGCTAAACCATTAAAGTCTGGGTCACCTATTTTTTGACCAAGAAGAGTTGGTCTTTCAAAATATTTATTTAATTCAACTCTAATTTTCTTTAATTCTGTTTCAGATTTACCTTTACCTAAAACTGCAAGTAATTTATTTTTATAATCTAAAGATGAAGTTTCTAATGCATTACGTTGCTCATCAAGTTTACTTTCTGCTTCTTCTACAGTATTACCTTCAAACATGGTTTCAATAAATTCCCCAGTTGTTTTATCCCAAACAATTGGGTTTTTATAATCTTCTAATGCTTTTGCATTAGCTAATTCTTGTGCTTTTATAGCAAATGGGTCAGCACCAGTCATTTCATTTCCTGTAGTTATATCATTCTTATCTTTTTTATCAGCAGCAGCTTGAGCTATTCTATACAATTTGCCAGGATTTACAAACCTCATTACAGGTTTTTTTGTTTGCTCATTTATTACAGGTTGACCTTTTTCATCTAATACTTGTTCTAATTTAAGTTGTTTTGTAGCTGGGTCTATTTCTCCAAATTCATTTGTATATAATTTATTAAATGCTTCATTATATAACTTATCAAAATTTTCACCAGTTTCTTCAGCTCTTGCAGTAGCAGCAACAGTTGCTTTGTGTTGTAAGTTTTGTATAATGGGTTTAATTACATTTTCATCATTTTCCATAGTATTTAAAATACCCATAGTTAAATCATCTAACTCTAATACATCTGTTTCTTTAGTTATTTTATACCAATAATTTCCTTTTGGTGTAGAATACCAATCTTTTGTTTTTGTTGATTCCCAACCATTAGCTGTTTCTTTAGCATATACAGATGGGTCAACATAATCATATAATAATTCAGTACCATAAGGATTAAACTTACCTGTTTCTTTATTAAACTGTGCACCTTTATTCATAGCATATCTTGCATCATAAGCACCCATTGCATCTTTAACTTGTTGTACATTTAACCTACCATCTTTATCTGTAGCTTCCTTAGTTACTTTTTCTTCATAAGCTTTTCTTGTACTATAATTAGTATTATATGCATAGAGTTCTCCTTCAGTTAAATCTTTATAAATCTCTTGACCTAAATCTCTAATACCTTTTTGTTCTTTAATTGCAAGTAAAGGATTTTCAAAAATCTTTAAAGAGTGTTCTCTAATCTTTCCTTCAAGTTCTGTTACTCTTGCTTTTCTTTTTGCTTCATCTTCTTCTAATGCAGCAGTTTTTAACTGTTTTTGTAAATCAGTTAAGTAAGCTTCTTGTCCTTCAATTTGAGCATCAGCACCTTTAATAGCAGTCATAATTGCTTGCTCAGGTACCTTAAACATGAAATCCATTATTTCAGGTTTAGCTGTTTTATAAAATCTTCCCATAATTATTATCTTCTTTTAGTTGCAGCTTTAATAAATGACTTATCAGTTACAGTAGGTATATTTATATCTTTAAATATAGGATTAAAGTAAGGAGTATTTCCTAACCCTAAAGGATTAATTGCAGGAATCATATTAGAAGTTTTAACTGGTGCAACAGGAACATTAGAAGTAGTAGGATTAACAGGAGTATTAGGAATAACAGGTGCAGTTGTAGTACTTGCTTTTTCAAGTGCAGCTTTCTTTTCTGCTTCTATTCCTTTTTCTACTATTAACCTGGCTGTTGTTTGGTCAATATCTTCACCATTATGTGTCATTACATATTTACCCTTTCTCATTTCTACACCAATACCATACTTAGAAAACATTGGTGACATTTCTAATATCATCTTATTGTATTGTGCTTGATTCATATCTCTACCTTGTTTCTGCATTAGTTCAGATTGAGATGCAAAGTTTTCACTAAGGTTACTGTAGAAGTTATCAACATCTTGTCTATCAGCTAAATCTCTTTGGTATTCACCTGTCATTACTGCTTGGTCTTGTTGATTTTCCATTTGTGCTTTTTGACCTAACAACTGCATCATCTGTTGAGCATAAGCATTGTAAGCTTGGTTCTGTGCTTGGTTAGCTCCCATATCAGCAGCAATATCCATTGCTCTTAAAGTATTAACACCTCTTGCAGAATTTCTACCTCTTTGTCTTGATGCTTCTTCTCCTAATTTAATATCAGCTAATTGTTTATCTCTATTAATACCAGAGAGTGCTTGTGCTTCTTGCATAGCTCTTAATCCTTCAGCACCAAATTCTCTAAAGAAGTTTTGATTCTTAGGAGTCATCATTCTATTTAACATAGTAGTTGTAGCAGGTGCAAGTCCACCAAACAATGTACCTGCCATACCCATTAAATCACCACGAGTATAATCTAAACCTTCATCTGACTTAGTACCTTTTTCTTTTTTAGGTTTACCATCTTTATCAAACAACCCACTAAAGAAATCACCTGTTTGGTCTACTGCTTTATTTAAAAAGTTCATAAACTTATTAGGTTTCTTAGGGTCTTCTTCAGGTAACATTTTATTACCAATCACTTCATTGTAAAGTGGATTAGGAATCATTCCACCTTTAGTATTAATGTATGGGTCTTTTGAAAGAGCAATATTTTCAAATGTATTTCCCATTATATTACTCATTACATCATAAGGATTTACACCTGGAGGTTCTGGTTTAGTTACATCAACACCTACATTTTTTCTAAGGTCTAATGGATTAGTATTAAAATTTGTAAATTGATTAAGTTGTTCTTCTGTTAAATATGGAGGAGTAATATTTGCAACTTTAGTTTTAGAATTTAAAGTATTTACAGATTTTGTTTTAGACATATTATCATCATAAACTACTGTCATTGGATTTCCTTGTTCATCATATTCTAAATCTTCCATAACTTGAAAATCTTTTCCATATAGATTTTCAGTAGGAATTAGTTTATTATATTGTTGCTTATTAACTGCATTAGCAAGTGTAGGGGATATATAATTTAATAACCCATAAGGAGGAGTACCATTAACAAGTTTACCACCATACATCATCATTCCCATTTGTTGCATCATAGCAGGGTCTTGCATTAAACCAGCCATTGCTTGTTCTTGCATCATACCCTGTTGAGCTTGTTGTTGCATTTGTTGTTTCTGATTAGCTTGTTCTTGCATAGCCATATCACTCTGCTCTTCTAAAGCAGCAGTTTCCTGTTGTCTTTTAAGTGCTTCTTTTATAAACTTATCAGAAGGATTTTTACTAAGTATCTTTTCTAACTTAGCAACATTAGCTTCTCTTTTAGTTTTTCTATCTGCCATAGTTTTACCATTGACTTTTAATTGTTTAGAATAAACCTTAGTTTGTTCAGGAAGTGCTACTGGTATTCCACCATTATCATGTGATGGTCCTTCAAACTCTCCCATTTCACCATTAGGTAGTTCATAAGCTTCTCCTCCCTCTACTTCAACAGGAATGTTTTGAGGTACTTGTCCACCTTGTGCATAAGAACCATACATCATTTGTTGCATGTACATTGATGGGTCAATCATGCCACCATAAGCCATAGTAAAACCTGTATTAGGTTTTGTAGGCCTCATTTCTTGTTCAGGTTCTCTAATAGCTTTAACCATATCAGTTACAGCTTTAGTTGTAAGGTTTACTAAAGCATTAGCACCTACATCAAAAAGCATAGGTGTTAATCCACCTGCCCACATTTTAGGAAGTTTGTTATTCATATCATCAGTTATTGTACCACCATAAGCTCTTTTACTCAAATTAAGTGATTGAGCATAATACTCACTTGGCGAAAGACTTTCCTTTAAAGCATTAATCATTTTTTGTCCTTTTGTTGGTTGATTTTCATCTATCAACTTTATACTTTCATTCTTTTTAATCATTTCTTTTGGTAATTTCCAAGGTGTAGTTTTTTGTTTTGCTTTACCTTTAGGAGTATATGTTACTCCTGCTTTAACTTCAAATGGGGATGCTTTATCTTTTTCTTTTTGAGCTTCACTTAAAGTTTTATAATCAACTCCAGCTTTAACTCCAAAACCATTTCTATTATATCCAACATTAACACCTAATTTATTAGTAGCAGGATTTTCTTCTGTAGCAAATTGTCTTTCATAATTAGCATCTGCATTAAAGTTTTTACCTCTATATCCAACTTTAGCATCTAAACTTCTGTTTCCAGTTTCTTCTTCAAGGTCTAAATTTGTTTTGTAATTTACATTAGTTGCAAATTTTTTACCTTTATATCCAAGTCCTGTTCTAACATCAAAGTTTTTATTTTTATAATCAACAGCTGCATTAGTAGTGAACCCTTGTTTTTCAGGAACAAAGTTAAGATTAAAATTATAATTAGGGTCAAGTTTATTTCCAGTAAATCCAAGATTACCAGTAAACCCATTTTTAGAATAACCTATTTTAGCATCATGTATAAGTGGGTCTTGATTATCTCTTGATATTGCATAGTTAGCAGTAAGACCATTTCTATCATAATCTAATAATCCTAAATTAAAATTAGATTTGTTTTTAGCATTATTAGATTTAAGATTATTATTTTTACCTTTTGTAAGAATAGATTTAAAGTCATCTTTTTTACCACCTTTATAATTAAAGTTAGTACCTATGCCACCCACATTAAAACCTGCTGTAATATCATAATCATTTTGATTACCAGTAAATCCAAAGTTACCAGTAACTCCATCTCTATCATAATTTAAACCAGCTTCATAATTATATGGAACATCTTTATTTTTTGTTGCTTTAAAGTTTGCATCAAATCCATTACCCTTATATCCTCCACCAAAATCAAAGTTAGGATTTTCTTTATTAAAGTTATAATTGTAATCTCCAGTAAATCCATACTTATCAAATCCTAAATTAAATTTAGCATTAGGATTATTTTCAGCTGTAGAGTTTGTATAATCAGCACTACCTTTAAATCCAAATCTATCTCTATATCCTAACCTTGCATTAAAGTTTAATTGTGAATTAGGATTATCACTAGCAAATGTAAAATCTTTAAGAGGAGCTAATTTTCTATCACTAGTTATACTTGTCATTTGATTAAATGGACCTACTTTATACCCTAGTCCAACATTACTTAAACCAGATGACATTCCTCTTATATTAGGATTAAATCCTGGTTGTCTTAAACTTTGATTTAATCTTTCTTGATATGGATATACAGTTCCACCATTATCCATTTGTGCTCTAATCTTTCTTTCTTGCTCTAACATTTTTTTAGTAGGCTTTTTACTAGAACCTTTATTAGCTCTAATATTATCCCACAATCCTCTTTTAGAATAAGAACCATCTGCTCTTTTAATCATACCACCTGTTCCATACTCATCTCCACTTGTTGTAAAATTATTATTTTGTAATACCGATTTTTTCTTTTTCATAGTATTAGTTATTATACCACCATTAGCAGCAGTAGATATAGGAGTATTATTTTGATTACTTACAAAAGAATTAAACATTTTAATTACATCTTCTTCTTTAAAAGGAATCATTAAATCTTGTATTTGTGACTTTAATGAATTTTCTTTACTCATACCTTTTAAAGGAGTAAGTTCTAAATTCTTTTTTAATTCATCATAATGTTTCTTTTCAAATCTTTCATTAACTGGGTCATACATGTTATTATCTAACATCCACTTTCTAACAGCATCTACTCTTGCTTTTACTTCAGTAGGTCTTTCATAATATTCTTTGTCATTATAAACTTCTTTAAAATCTTCTGGTAAATTAGCTTCATCTATTGTAAATGGATTATTAAAATACTTTAAACCTCTACGACCTAATGTAGAAGCATGAGAAAGTTCATGTAATTCTGTAGCTGGTAAATCTTGATTTTCATTTATAAATACAGTATGAGGATTATTTACTTTACTCTTATAAGACCTTATATTTTTAGCATAATTTAAAAGACTTTCTGTAAGATTTGGATTATCCATTATAGTAGTATAACCATAATTTTCTATAAATTTTTCTTTACTTTTTTCCAATTCTTGTAGTTGAGCATTCATTTTATTTTTTTCATCCTCAGAAAATTGAGGATAATAAACACCTTCCCAAGCTCCTTTGTCAGAATTTTCATAATCACCAATCTTAACAGTATTTAAATTATTATTTATAAACTGTCTGTAATCATCAGCTTCAGTAGATATATTTGTTATAGGTTTATTTGTCATCATAGCATACCTTTCATTAAACAAAGGACTGTTTGTCATTTGTTTTAAAAAGTCTAATGATGTAGTATTTGTTGGTTCTATTGGTCCACCTGTTTGATATTTAGGAAGTTTCTTTTTCGTATTAGTTATTTTTCCTCCCATAGCTTTTTGTTCAGGTGCAGATTCTTCTTGTGACATTAACTGAGAACCAATTGTACCAGCAGTTGCAACTCCAGTTGTTGCTGGTAATGCTTCATTTAACCATTTTAAAAAGTTTGGTTTATTTAATCTTTTAATAAGTTCAGGTGTAAATATATAATCATCAGTTTTTATAAATTTATCAAGTGTAGTTTCGTCTATTTGTTCAAATGGACTTTTTATAAATCCTTTATCTACCATTAATTTTTTTAAATCTCTTGATAACCAAGCTTCTTGTTCTACTGGATCTAATCTGTATTTAGTATAATTATCTCTAATATTAGTTTCATCAAAATTTTGAGAAATTGCTTCTTTGTATTTTTCTGGAAATTGTGCTCTCCATTTTTTTGTAAAATGTTCTTTATGTTTTAATTCATGTGGTAATGCATTATCTACTCTTACTTGTGTTATATTTAAACCAGGAGTAAATCTACCTAATACCCTACTTTGTCTTTGAGCTTCGTTAAATTCTTCAGTTGTTAAATCATCAATACTCTTCTTTAAGTTTTTTAAATATTCATCACCAAAATCTACATTAGTAAATATATTTTTATAATATTCAGGAGTTTGAGTATAATTAGACATTCTAGTAAAAAGACCAGCTGCATCTTCAAACTCGTTCCTTTGTTGAAATGGCCCAAATAATAAAGAAGGTCTATAATCATTATTTCTCAAAGGTCTTCTTGTTCTTGTTTCTCGCAATGTTAATTGTCTTGCAAAAGGATTAAAATCAGTTGTTTGTTGTTGGTCAGTTAAAGTTAAATTACTATTAGTAGGTCTTTCTTGTATTGATGTATCACCATATTTAACATCAAGCTCTTTAGCTTTTTGCGCATATCTTGGGTCTGATGTTACATTTTTAACATAATCTATTCCTGTTTTATTTTTAAACTTATTTTTAAATAAGTTTGGTAAAACATCTTGTAATTTATTTAATTGTTTAGCATACTTAGATGTTTTTGTAAATGCTTTTCCTGTTAAAATATCTAAAGGTACATCTATACCCATTTGTACTAAAGGATTATCAGAAACCAATGCACCAGGAGTCATTTGGTCATTAGTAGGTAACCATTTTTTATCTTCAGATGTTAGTTGACCTTCTAACCCCATATCTTTCATTGCTCTTGTTAAATTAGGCAATGCAGAATAATAATCATTTCTGCCTGATAAAGCTTCTCCCATTAATGCTAATGGAGTATTCATTACTTCACCAGTATAAGCTAATGCAGTACCTACTCCTTGAACTGCTCCTTTTACAAATTTACCTCTACCTTTTCTAACTTTATCTTGAGCTTTACCTACTCTTTGCTTTTTATAAAATTCATCCCAAAGTTTATTCATACTTTTTGGAACACTTACCCATTCTTGGTCAGCTTCACTCCAAACTATATCACCATCTTCAAACTTATCTTCATACATTTGAGCATAATTAGGAGAGTTGACATCGTAAATTTTACTGTCAACTTGTACCTGATTTTTTTTAAGTTTTTTCTTTTGCTTACTCATTATCTTATAGAATTTTGTTCAGTTTCAATAATAAAGTTAGTAGTTAGTTCTACATCCTCAAAGTTAGTGAATCTTAATCTCATTACTAAATATTTATCTCTAAAGTTTTCTTGGTCATACCAATCTTTGTTTACATTAATTGCAGCAGGATTAATAACTTTATCAATAGGATATTGAGAAGATATAGCTGACCAGTCTTTAGTAAACATAGGAATTGTATAATTAATTCTTACATCTCTAAAATCATTTATTCTCCAATCTCTTTCAGCTCTATCTATTACAACTGATGTAGCATTGTTAGTAGTTTGATTCTCATAAAAATCTGCTGGGTTAGCTTGTAAATTTTTAGCAATCAATTGTACTTCACCAGATATTTGTCTGTTATTATAAACTGTTAATCTGTTAAATGTAACATTTCTTTCTTCATAATAATCTTGATTTACTGCATCATATTTTTTAGCAATAGTTTGTAACATAATATCTTCCCATAGTCTTGTAGTTATAGGATTAGATACTGATACTGTTTCAATTATATGTGAGTAAAGAGTATCATAATACTTTTGATATAATCCTTGAATATTATGTTCCCACTCTGTTTCTCCATCAGCTGAGTAAAAAGTATTTTGGTCTTGAGAATAGAATAGTGGAAGATAAGAATGAAATGATACCCAAGTTTTAGTTAGCAATGAAAATGAAATAGTAAATGATTTATTTTCAAAAAATGTAGCATCATTAAAAATAATGTTTGTAAAATCTTCTTTAAATCCATAATACACAAAGTTATTAGTGTCTATATTAAAATATACTGAACCAGGAATTAATCCTACATAACCAGCATCAATACTTATTATTTGAAAATTATTTACATAGTTAGGTCTTAATAAATAATCTCTTTTAGTAAAGATAACTCTTTGATGTCTTGGGTCAAATACTGAATGAATACCTATACCATTAGGATTATTAGGATTGTCAGCATTAGGGAATACTTCACCTGTAAGGTCAAAGAATTGTTGAGCAAGATATGGTTTAAGATATTCTTGAAACCAATTATACATACCTTCACCACTTATTTTTGCTAACCCTCCTTCTGCACCACTAACAAGATATAAACTCTTTTCATATTCAGAAGCATAAAATATACCAAGAGGTGATTTAAGAATACTCCATTTATGATTAGTACCTGCACTACCCATATCTGAATCTACCATTTTTCTTGGAGGTATTGAGAAGTATTCTCCAGTACCTATAAATGTAACTACTTCATTAACAATACTTTGTTGTACATTTTGAGGTAGTAACCATAAACACTCTTCAGTAAATACAAACAATGAATTATTCTTTCTTACTAATCCTGTAATGCCACCATGCTCTGCTTCTATATCTCTATAATTGTTAGCTAAAAATACTCTATAGTTATCACTTAGTTCTTCTTGAAAACTTGTTTCAGAATAATATACTCTATCAGGAAAAGACTCTAAACAATCTGAACAACAATCATAAAGAGATGGTAATGGAAAATAAACTTTTTGTTTATCCATTCTACTAAAGTCAACATTATAGTGATATATCTCTGGACAACAACTTGACTTGGCTAAATATTTCTTTTTATCTTCATCAAAGAATAACCATCTATCTCTAAAGTATTCTTCTATATCTTGTGTATAATTATAATAACTACCACAAACATTATTTTCTACTTGTCTTAAAGCAGTATTAATTTCTGATTCTACATATACTCCAACAAGATGTTCATTAGCATAAAATAAACAATTACCAAGACTAACTGACATGCTATCTAATTCAGGGTCTTGACATAATACATCTAATTCACTTTGTTTAAATGCATTCCAAAATGCAGCTATTTTTGTTGCAGTTACTCCTACAGCAGCACCACCTATTGCAAGAACTAAAACCCACACAGGTGCTCCTGCACCCACTGTTACTATAGTTATTACTAATGCTGCAACAATAGCAAGTGCTGTAATTATTTCATCAAAGAATCCTGAAAATGATTCTCTTACTAATGAGTTAGATAAATTAAAATGTGTAATAGATACATCACCTGCATATAATCCAAAATCATCAGTTTTTGAATTTGCTTTCAACATACAATTATGCATCTTATAATACTTAATAGAGTTTAATTGACAATGAACATTTCTATCTACTCTCATAGTTATGTAAGAAATATTCCTTTCATCTAATCCTTGATTAGGAGGAAACAATTGTCCAGTCTTAATCATTTGTACTCTATTAGACCAAGATAAATTATACATTCTTCTACCTGGTTCATAAGTATCATCATAAGATAAAGCATCCATTGCAAGTATTTTTAACCTGCAAAGATTTCTACCTGTAAATACACCATTAGTTACTCCACTATAATTTTGAACTCTAACTTCTATTCCACTATCCCAATCACCTATAAATGTTCCTACTCCATCATATCTTTCATAATAAAATGTACTATTTGTATATTGAAATTCATTTTCTAATTTAATATATTCAGGAACAAGTATATCTTTTTTATATAAAAATTTTGGATTAAATATATAACCATGCCCTCCACCATCTCCATTAAGTCGAGTAAAATATGTAAATGTAGTATAGTTATAAGAATTAGTATTCTGACTTCTAGCTTTTCCTCCTATACCTGCATCAAGTATAGTTCTATTAAAATCATCTCTTTCAGCTCTAACAAAATAATGACCTACAATATCAGGATGTGGATATTCTACATTAGTAAATTTAATTCCTAATAGTTTAAGTGTAGTGTTATTTACATAATTTTGATATGCAAAATTAATACTATAAGTAACAGTAAATTCAGCACCCCAACTAGTAATCATTGTACCACTAAATGCTACATTACTAAAAATATCATTAGGGTCATTTCCTGGTTCTGTAACTACTGTAAAAGTATATGATGATTCATATAAATCTGATTCTGAAATACTTGTAGTTACAGGAGTTTGTGTAGTTGGAGGAGGTATATTATAATCATAAGTAGTAGTTAAATCAATAGCATTTCCAGGGTCAGGCCACACAAACCCATCATTTAAAGTAACTGTAACTGATAAATTATAAAATGAATTTATTGAGTTATCATTATCTACATGGTGTTCTAAAGTACGAGAAGGAAACCTATGATGTCTTACAGGTGTACTAACAAGTGGATTACCACATATATCTTCTCCCCAATAATCTCCTGATGCACAAGAATCTATATTTTCATAAACACTTCCAAAACATTCCCAATATGCCATTTGTCCTTCAACACCAGGATTAGTTGCAATAGCAGTTTCATATACTCTCCATTTTTCTACTTTAGGAATTAATCCATCATTATACTGAGTTTCTTGACTTAATGGTACAATATGTTCTATATTATGAGTCCAAGTATTAATTAAACTATCATCATTTGTAGGTTCACAATTACCTGTATTCCAATTCCATCTTTGATTTTTAGGTGGTCCAGGAATATGATAAACAGGAGATTCAAATCCATCAGCAAATACATAAACTATACCCATAGCATATACTTCACCACCCATAAATCCAATAACTTCATTAGGAGATATAGGATTTTTAGGATTACCTACTTCACTAATATCTGTATCACCTATTTCTTTTACAATATAACGAGAATGTATTTTAGATGCATATTGTTGAAATCCACAAAAGTTTACTTGTTTACCTTTTGTATTAGCAAGTAATAATTTATTTTCTAATTGCTCTAAGTGTCTAGCAAGTTCAATATCAATTTTACCTGGTTTAATTTCCTCAACAGATATTTCTGTATAACCATTTATTCCTCCATCATATATAAATGTAGTTTGGTCAATAGGTATATTAGGAGATACTAAACACTTGTTTACTAATCCTGTAAATTGAGTTGCATGAATTGCAGCAATTCTATAATAAGTAAAGTCAGGGTCTAAATTAGATAAATTAATTTGTATTGATTTATTTGTTTTAGCTGTAACACCTCCTACTCCATCATATTCTAATTGAGATGAACCATTGATATTATTATAAGTTGAAAAAATATTATCATGGTAAATATTAACAGGTCTTGAAGTTATAATCCAATTAGTAGGATTACCACTTTCATTAAGTAGTTGAATAGCAAAATTATATGAACCTGCTTCTAATTGACCACCAGTATTTAAAACTTCTATTTCAGAAAAACAAGGAATTTGAAATGGTTGAATTAAATTAAATTTAACACAATTCCATTTTTCACCTACAAATGGGCCAATAGGATTATCTAACCAAGCTAAATATGCATCACTATAATAATCTTCTAATTTATTAAGATTAACTTGTCTTACAGAATTTAACCCATCTGTAAAATAAATTACTTTTTCACAACCTCTTCTTATTCTATAAGTTGCATCTATCTGATATTCAATACTAAATCCTAAACATTCAGAATTTACTATTTGAATGTACTCACAATTCTTTACTGTACCTATTTCACTATTAGTTCCATTAGTACTAAAGATAACTATCTCATTATCTTTGGTATAAACTTTACCTATTCTATAATATCCATTAGGAAGAGTATAACATTCCTCATTTCCTTTTTCATTAGATAACATTGTTCTGTTACCTTCACTTGTTTCATTGACAGCATTAAGTGCATATCTATATGATTCTTTAGGTTGGTCAACAGGATTAACATCCTGCATCATACCTTTATGTGGTCTATTTACATTGTTATCCATTAGATATAAGAATTATAATATCCTCTAAAATAGTTTCTAAAGTCAGGGTCATTAAATTTACGAGATTCTGGTCTAGACATTTTACCAAAGAATCCATAGTACCTATTCATACGAGGTAACATATATTGTCTTTGTTCAAGAATGTTCTGCCATTGGTCAACACCTTTAGGCATCATAGCTCTATTACGAGCTTGTTTACAATACCAATGCCAATCCTGTTCTGCTTTTTGTAATTTACCTACTGACCCATCTCTATTGGCATAAAACTCTCTTTCCATTAACTTCATTACTACATATTTAGTAATAGCAGTAGTGTAAGCATAATGGTCAGGTATCATTGGGTAACCTTGGTCATCAACAACTTGTCTTACATGAGATAATACTATCTGACCTTTCTCAAAAGAAAATCTAATAGTATCTCCATTTATAATAGTGTATTCATCAAATACTCCTGAACCTGCATTATATAATTTATCCTGGTCAGGATTAGAACATACAAGTGAATTAAAAAATGTATGGTTAGCAAGTCTTATAACTGAAAAACATTTGTTGTACAAATAAGATGAAGCATAATATCCTACCTCATCTCTTAAATCAAAATATGGTCTATAATATGCTAAGTCATATTCTTGTAATGGTTTTCCATCACAATCAATAGGTACAGGTATAGCTGCAGGAAGTGGTGCTAAAGATGAAACTTCTTCAGATAAGTTAAGTACATCAGATGGACAAAGACCACATTCTCTTATATCATCCCAACATATATTTCTTATTACCTGTACAATAGCATGAAGTCCATTAGGAAGAGAAGCCTGATGATTTCTTACTTCTATAAATGCAACTGCTTCTTCATAAAGAGTAATGGCACCAATAGCTTCTAAAGCTTCAGCAGTCCATTCAATAACATCTGATTCATTTATATTTTCTAATGAACCAAAATCTCTTCTAAGTTTACCAAGTATTCTATTTACAGATACATAGGGTGTAACTTCATTACTCATAATTTACGTTCTTTTAAAGCTTTTAATGATTTAGTATGTAAAGCATCTCTTCCTTCAAGTATTAGATATTCAGTTCCATTTATTATTCTTTTAGCCAACTCTCTTTTACTTTCTCTATTAGGACAATAAGTATAAAAATATTTATTACCTAATGTTACTGCTGTTCTTGACCACATAAATCTATATCCTATACCATCACTATGCTCATTAAAATTATATATTTTCTTTTGTTGTAGTTTAGATTTCTCACAGGATTCCCATAACTTTTTAGTTTCTGTCCAGTTAATTGATAACCCTGATATTCCCCAATCAGTAACTTTTATATTTCTTTTTTTACCTACTACTTGTACTGCCCCAAGTTTGCCTGGCAAATAAACTGTTTCACCTTTTAAGATAGATTCCATTATAAAATCATTGAATCCATTTAACAATTTAAGATATTCAGGCTTAGTAAGTTTTCTTTTAAATTCTGATTTCTTAAAATAATTCTTGTATGCTGTCTGTATTGATTCTAATACCTTTCCTTTACTCATTGTTACTTAGTTGTTTGTTCTGGATTATCTTTTGTATTATTAGATGAATCTTCTTGTGCTTGATTAAACATAGCTATAAGTTCTTGAGTACTTAATTCAATAGCTGCATCTAACATTGAGTTATCTAAATGAAACTCTTTATCAAATACAGATTCACAAGAATCTACTACAGGACAATACATTGGATAAGTATATCCTTCTATTGGGTCTTCTAATAGTATTTCTATTCTAATTACTTCTGCATCATTCTTTGCAGTAACATAAAGATACTCACCTGAAATAAAATAATCAGGTTTATGAGAAGTATATTTATCAAACTGTTTATACTTTTTATCTTGCCAGGTTAGTTCAGAATACACTACATTACCATCTAAAGATGTAACACTTTTAATAATGTGTCCACTTATACCTGATATTGGTTTAGGAAGTGGATATTTAGTTTTAAATATACAACATCCAAGAGGAGGAATACAAGGACATTCTGATATAGGTGCTTTTACAAGTTCTACACAAGGCAATACCTGATAGTTAATACTTGCAATGAATTGTCTTTTATTTACTTTTTCATAAAGTAATCTTCCTCTAGTAGATTTAAGTTTGCTGTAAATATGTCTTGAACTTAATCTGCTATCATCAGACTTAACACCTTTAGAATATAAAGCTTGTATTCTTTGTATGACTTCTTTAATTAACATTGTTGTAAGTAATCTTTTAATATAGTAGTAAAATCATTACAATTTCTCAGTTCATAAGTTCCATCTGTTCTTAACCAAATTATTAGTCTTTGTTTAGCATACAATTCTATTTCTTCTAAGAGTATTTGATAATAACTCAATTGAATTTGATACTTACAATAAGGAGTATTTGGAGTATAACTAAATGGTTCTAAAAGATAACCATACTGTTTATCTAAATCATAATTAGTTTTGTAATCAGCAATAACTATTTCTCCAAGTTCATTATCCCATAACAATAAATCTGATGTACCAGCGTAATTATACTTTTCAGAATACATTTTAAGTTCAGTAGTTAATACTGTATATTTACCTGATAATATATTCTCATGTATAAATTTCTTAACAGCTTCTTCTTGTCTGCAATTTGGAATTAACTCATTATCAACAATATAGTTTTCTGCAAACAAGTGCACTTTAGTTCCTTGGTGTGCTGCTTTTTCTCTTTTGTTTTTCCACTCTAAAAGTATCTCACTTGGTTTAACTTGTAACTTTCTTGCTGTATTTCCTGCAGCTTCTTTTTCATTAAAATCAGGAGTATGTTGTTTAATCATTCCTGTTGTAGAAGTAAGCAATTTATTTTTTACTTTGTACAAGTGTCTTCCTTCTTCAAATTCTAAATCTAAAAATGCATTTTGCAATTTAAATTGAACATCGTTTAAGTTTAACATAAAAAGATATTTGTTAATTTTAACAAATATCTTAATTTTTATTCATAGTTTCAACTTAATCTTAATTATTCTTTTCTAATCTTTCAACTAATGTAAGTAACTTTTTCATTAATGCTGTATTGTTTTCTATAACGTGATTATTAGAACTAACTGTATCTAATAATGTTTTTCTGTCTTCTGAAACATATTTTAAAAGTTGGTCTTCTATTTCTTTTAAACGAGTTTCATTCTTTTTATGAAGAACAAAAAACTGTTTACCCATAAAGTAAATAATACCAATCATAATAATAGCAAATACACCTAGTATGCCATAGTTAGTTAAATAGCTTATCTCTTGGGGTACTTGTAACAATAAGGATTTCATTTAGTTTTGAAATTTATTATGTGATTTAAACTCAACTACCGGCAAATGCTTTACCCACCAACAGTCTATATTTTTGTTTTCAAATATTTGGTGCAATGGCAAAATCCAATTTTCTTCTGCATCTAATACAGGAGTAAATGGCTTATATTCATCGTAAAACTTATCAGACAAATATAATCTTTCTTCTTCATCTAATATACCGCCTAACATAATTAAAATTTTTATTATGGATGTAATGGAGGTTCAGGTTTAGGTATATATTCAATCAAAGGCAAATCTTTGACCCATTGGAACTCAGGAGTTACACATTGGTCAATCTCTTCAACTGAAATTATCCAATCGTCATTTGCATCCTGTATTGGGTTGAAATAGCTGTCTTCATCATATAATTGACCGACAAGGTCATTTTTTTGTGATTCTGTTAAAAGTCCTACGTATATCATACTTGTCTACCTAAAGTTGTTTGGAATGTTTGTATAGCTGTATAATAATTTGTCATTTCAGACGATAACAAAGGTTCACCATAAAATGCAAATGCCATTTGTTGTGTGCTAAAATTAGTAATACTGCCTAAATCATTATATGCACCAAGTGAAAATGTATTTACAGTTTCAGGACTTGAACTGCTTGCAGTTGTAGAACCAACTAAAATTGTTGAATTATTATTTACATACCATTGTGTTGCTGTACTTCTTGAATGACCAATTAAACCTGTAACCCCACTAATATTTTCATTCCTATTTCCTGACCTAATATTTGAAGTAGTAGGCAATGAATTAGTTACTCTAATCCAATAAATACCATTTCTCAATCCTGTTGATGCTTCAGTAGTATTTACTGCAAAAGTTGGATTTGTTCTTAAATAAACTCCATAAGATTGTAAACCTGTTGTTGTTACATCATCTGTATTAAAAAATGTATTAGCGTAACCATTTGTACCATTTGGTAATGCACCATTAGCACTATGTGTCCAACCACCATTAAATACCAACCTAAACGCTGCATTAGTATCTAAAGGATTTTTTAGGTTAAACTTGTGAGTAGTAGCAGTACCACCAACAAATGGATATATAGCTTTCATCTTAGTCCAAATACCATAGCCTTTCATATCAATTACTAATGTATTGATAGCATTTTTCTGAGTGTTATCTGTTATGCCTGCTGCCGTAATAAAAGTCTGTGCATCAGGGTCAAAAGATGACTTAGCTTTTATATAAGTTCCTATTTTAGAACTTGTATTTCCTGCTTTTATATATGCTTTCATCTATGCTTTAGTAATGTTTAAGTTAATAACTGCTGCTGTATTTACTGTAACTGTTATCTTGCTACCTACTGCAATAGTATTTGTAAGTGTATAAGCTGCCCCATCATCAAGTATTGTAGTAGTAGGACTATTTAAAATATTGCTTATTGTGTTAATCTTTAAAGCATAAGGTGCATAAAAATCTACAGTAAGTGCATCCATTAACTCAATTGTATAAAGAATATTTGTTGACTCCCAAACAGCAGCACCTGTAGTATTATCAGTACATGTATAAGTATCTCCATTATCTAAAGACCATTTACTACCAACTAAATAACCTAATGTTACATCATCAGTTACTGTAGGAGTTATATTAAAGTTATATAAAGACCATCTGATGTAGATGCCATTACCATCCATTACATACAATCTCCCTGCTTCCCACTTTAACTCATAACCAACAGCACAAATCTGAGCAATACCTTTACTTCCACCAAGCAATGCATCTATAGTACCTTCTCTGAGTCTTGAGCTATTATTAAACAAAACACCTTGTGTTGTATCAAACTGTATATCATTTGGTCCTGATGTATTACCATTTCCTAATACAGTTTCTAAATCACTAGAACCACTTCCTGCTTCATAGTAATCAAAATTTCCAGTAAATGGATTTAATTTATATGGCATAGTATTATGTTTATTATCTGATTTCTCTAAATTTTACTGCTCCTCTACATGCTTGTGTTCCACTTAAACTTTTCATAATTAAAGTAATTGTACCTAATGTTCTATGTGCACCTGCTTGATTTAATGTAATTGGATATCTTGAATTGATTGCAGTATTAGTAACTGACTTTACACTTCCACTTGCAGGAACCCATCCACCATCTATTTTAACTGCATAAGCACCACTTAGTGTACCAGCTGTATTATATTCTGTACTTGAATAAGAAGCACTAACATCATTAAATGTAGTAGTACCTGTTAAATCTTGACCAATTACTAAATGCCATTCTACAGGTTGATTTCCTCCATTATAAACTTCAACATCAATAAATGATACCCTTGACCTATTAGTTAATCCATTAAATAAGAGTTTAGGTCTTAAAGTTAATATATGAGTATTAGATGTTAAAACATTTACAGAACCACTCATTTGTTGAAATGTATATCCAAACTGATTAACATCATCAGTACCTCCTTCAGATATTACAGCAGAACAAAGAAAATACATTGAAGTAGTTGCTGTTGCAGTACATGTCATTCCACATCTTACTGGTAAACTTGCATAAGCCAAATAAGGATGCAATATAAGATTTGAATGAACAAATTCATGTGCATACACAATAACACCATCAATATCAAAACCTATTCTTACTCTACCTGCATACAATGCTTGTAAATCTATTACAAGTATTTGAACTTTATCTGTTGCTAATGTAACACCACTTGGACCAGTACCATCTAATTTATCTAAATTCCATTCTGATTGTAACTTAGTAATATTACCTTGTGATGTACTTGAATACAAAGTAAACTGTTTTTGTGAACCATCTAATTGATATTCTATACCATTAATACCATCAGAGTAACCTGCAAACTTTAAAACATTTGATACTCCCTCAACAAAATTAAATGTTATAAATATTAATTGTGATTTACCTGGTTGATATGGTAAGTATTCAAAGCTTTGCATATATGCTTTTCCACCTGTGGGAGTAGATAAAAAAGTAATATCTGCATGTCTATTTGTAACATCATGAGATATACTTGCTCCACTTCCATTTGTTATTTGTTCATACAAAAGAGGTACAAGGTCATAAGTCAATTGTGCATTAAATAACGTAAGAGGATTTGAAATTCTTAACCTACTAAATGCATCAAAGTTTGGGGTATCAGAAAAACCAATATTTTGATAACTACCAACATTATCTAGTTTTCCTGTATAGGGATTAATTCTATACATTATGTAGTAGTTATATTTGTACAATTGTTTCCAACATAAGTATAAGTCTGAGTAAATACAAGAGTAGCACCCTCATAGTATTCAGCAACAGTTACATTATTATTAGTATCATAAGTATAATCAATTGAATTACCTGGAGTAGTACTCCAATTAGCATATAATATAGTTGTATATAATAATTGAGTTACTTGTGTAAGTCTATTTATTGCTTCAATAGTAGCTGCACTACTTTCACAAGCACATTGTAATGCTCTATTTATTTGTTTGATATCATCCCTGGTTCCCATCTGTATTTTTATTTTTAAGTTTTTCAATAGTTCTTGAGATAGTATAAACACCCATATCAGCAAACATTGCAAGTAATATAGCTTCAGTAATAAATCCCTCATTACAAGGTTTAGAACTATATAGACAAGTTACAAATGCTATAGTAATTAGTACAGACCATAAAACAGTTCTTACAGGTCTTTGGTAATTCTTTATCAAAATTAATACTTTTTCCATAATTATTTTAATTTTTTAATATTCATCACAATCAATTAAAGTTAATCCTATTATTGAACTTCCACCTGAACCAGTATCACAAGATACATCAGCTTTTAATGTTCCTGAAAAACAAAGAGTACAAACAACATCTTCAGTAACTACAGTAAGTCTTACTTTAATAATTGCATCTATATTTTTAAATGCTCCAGATGTACA